GTTAGCTGGAAAAACGTACCCCCGTTGAGAACACGCCTCAGGGACAGGACTAAGCACTACCAGCACGGCCGCAGTGTGAAGCCCATGATTGTATTTGACTTTAACCCTCCAACGGTAAGGCATTGGACGCACTCGGCGTTTATTCGAAAGCACGATCCGGACACAGACACGCCTTTGCCAGACGCTGAATCATGGGGATGGCTGAGGATGAACCCCTATGATAACCGGGAGAACTTAGACCCGGCATATCTGGCTACACTGGAAAGCCTCAGCGAGCGGGACAAACAAAGGTTTTTATATGGGGAGTTTGGGCAGCTTAAAGGGCTCGTATATGATAACTTTGACCCGGACAAACACCTTTACGATTCAATCCAACCTGAGAAATCATGGGAGCTATACAGGACAATCGACTTTGGGTTTACTAACCCGTTCACCTGCTATTGGTGCTACTACGACGAAGCCAACGAAACCCTGTATATCGACGATGAATGGTATAGAGCACAGATGACAGTAAACGCGCATGCTGTGAAAATTCACGAGATCACAGCCGGGCGCAAGGTAGAGACCACAGTGGCCGACCATGACGCGGGCGATAGGAAGATTTTAGAGGAAGCGGGCATTCCCACAGAGAAAGCCGATAAGGACGTGGCGTCAGGGATTAACCACTTTTACGACGGGTTGGAGCGGATGAAGATCAAGATAAACCGACGATGCGTGAATCTGATTAATGAATTCTACAGCTACCAGTGGAAAGAGGCCAGCAAGAAAGACGAGCCGGTCAAAGAGAACGACCATGGGCTCGATAGTGTTAGATATCTATACAAGCGGTTTATGAACCGGCGCACCGTCTACGCAGAGCCTTTGTGATTGACGCCATGAATAGGCGGGGCAATCAGAGCCACAATCTATAGTTACCAGCCTAAAACGTCAGCCATGGAGTAGTGCCCGTGGCCGACTACCGAAGCCCGCCAGAATCGACCCCTGCGCGGGCTTTTGTGTTTCTAATTGACAAAGTGACATAATAAAGCCTAAGCGGTTACAGTGATTGACCCGAAGCATATTTCAGACGAACACCGCGACCGGAAAGAGAAAAAGAAACGCTTTAAGTTTATTCGCGATGCGGCTACAGGTGAGTTAGACGCGGGCAAGTGGAAACTGATAGGTAAGCAGCCGTCGAAGTCAAAGGCGCAAACTGGGCTAACGGATCAATACCTTATCAGATTTGAGAGAGAGACAGAGCACTCATTCCAAGAAAGTCTAATCCTTGCCCACTGCTTTCAGTACACCAAAACCGTCCTTGATGCCTATATAGCACTATTCGCCAGCGTTGAAAAAAAGATCGTCTGGCAGAATACACCAGCGGAAACACAAGCCGCGATTGAGAAAAACTTCGACGGGGAGGGCACCCCTTTCAAAGACTGGCTTAATGATTGGTTTGCTGAGTGCATGATCTCCGCCCGCGCGCCGATCATAGTTTCCTCGCCTGAAAACTATGAACACCCTATATCTGTTATCCTGCCCCGTGAAAACATGCGGAATTGGTATTGCACGAACGGCGATTTCCAGTTTTTGACTTATGATTCAGAGCATGTCAAAGTTGACGGGATTAAGGTTGAATGCAAACCATCAATATGGGTTTTGACTGATGACAAGATAGGCGAATTTGACCCTAAGAATAACAATACCCCATTTATGGCTGTGGCTGATAATCAAATAGGCGCTGTACCGGCCGTCGACCTATGGGTCTTTAATGGCCGGTCGATTCTTTCCGCCCTTGCATCACTTGACATGAACCTTATGAACCTTGATAGGGAGATGAGAAAAGTTATCCGTAATCAAGCGGGCATGAATTTTCTTGTAGTCGATGAGAAGGTAGACCTTACAAGGATGAGCGAAAAAACGCTTATCAAGAACCCACGCGACGCGGCCAATAATAAGCCGTTTTGGGCGAACTACGCAGCGGGCTCACTTGGCGACGCATTTAAGTATAGCGAAGGGTTAATAAGGTCTATTTATGAGATATCACGCCTCCGCAGACAGAAGGATGACGTGGCCGAGTCGGGTATAGCCAAGGCCATTGACTTCACTAACACTAAAGCAGTCCTGAACCATATCGCTCGGGCGATGGAGAACGCATTCCCTAAGATCATCGAATTATATGCGGCGTTTGAGGGAAATAATATGTCCGCGACTCTCGACATATCCAAGGACTTTGACACGTCCACGGCTGACGCTGAGATCGACCGACTGTTAAAAGAGCTTTCGGCGGGGTTCGGGCCGACGTATGAGGCTCACGCTAAAAAGGTTTATAGGGATAAGTTTAGTAAACTGCCAGAGCCACTAAAAAAGAAATCAGACGCCGAAATAGAAAGTTACGAAGATGATAAAGCTGAGGCGCTAATGACCGGCCTAAATAATTTAGAGCATTCACATGACACAAAAGGAGATCCAGAACAATGAGCAAAGAAAAACAACCAATCGATCAGGAATTAGCCGAGGAAATCGAAGCCGGTAAAGAAGTACAGCGCGGCTCAGAAAAACCGAAACGCGCTAAATCAAAGCCACAAGAAAAGCCGAAAGTCGGCGGGTTTGTGAAATCAGACAACCCGCAAGAAAGCACTTATAACGGCGAAAACCTCTGGACGCTATCCTATCAAGGTTGGTTCGATATTCTGACTATGCTCCTGAAAGGCTCCCCACTGGTTACAGGAACAAACCACAAAGACCTCCGCATTGACGGTAAGCTACTGTGGACATCTTCATGGGATGAAAAATACGCTTTCCTGTTATCGGCGGTTAAATAATGGCGTTTATACTCAACGAAGAAAAAGGGACTTACGACGTCAATGGCGTCGAAGTCCCCAAAGCTGCTTTCGACTCTATACATTCAGAGGGCGCGGCAGGGACTAACCGCCGAGTAAAACAGATGTTCTCTGCAATCTACCCGGACACCGATCCAAAAGACATCGAGCGGATGCAGATTAAAGATATCGCTGAGTTTATCCAGAAAGACCGCGATGGACTGCAAAAGAAAGCAGAACGCCCGCCGGAAGCAAAGCCAAAGAAAGACGACCCGCCAGCGTTTGACGAGAAGCTGGTGAGGGCGCAGATTGAGCAAGACCTTGCTAAGAAATACGCACAGCAAGAGTCAGATTTAAAACGCCGGTCAGCTATTAACGACCTCCGAACAGAGGCTATCGGCTTAGGCTTGCGAGACGACCTGAGAGACCCAGAGGTCTTTTCCGCGTTCGTAAAACGCCGGTTCAACATCGACGACCAGTCTTTAAGCGGTGAGAAAGTCCGGTGGCTGGACCCTCAAAAAGATCAAGTAGTTATGGGGCCGGACGGGAAAGAGGCAGACGCGCGGCAGTTGGCAAAAATGTTGGCGCAGGCTGAGGTGAATTCATTTGTAACCCGTAAGACCTCCCCGCATATCGGCAAACCTACCCCGGGGACAGGTCCGGTAGATTGGGCAAACACCCCCACAGATTCTTTACTCGCCGCTTCCGAATAATTCTTGACAGTTTAACGCCGTTACGTATTGGGAATTGCCTTTCAAGCAATGACCGCTGCGTGACGGTTTACACGCCCTACCGGTTCAGGTGAGCCGGCTCTACTCTCAGATCAGAGAGCCAAATAACCACTTTTAGGAGACACATTATGCCAAGCATAGCAGATGTGCTGTCTACAGTTGAATCGCCGGTCAAGGCAGGCATTATCAAGCGAGCCATCGAGGTTTCGCCGGTTTTAAGCTACCTTAACTTCGAGCAATTAAACAGCATTAACCACAGGATGTTTCAAGAGGGCGCGTTGCCACGTGCTGCAAACCGCGATTATAACACCGCGTTTTCAGATGGCACAGTAGCACCGGACGAGCCAATTAACATCCAGATGACGGACTTCGGAACACGTATTCCGATGGACCCGATTCTTTCAATGGAACCCACACGGTTTGATGGTGAGTATAAGGCTAAAGTGCGCGCACAAGTTGCACGATCTATGGGCCTTGACTTCAAGATTAAACTTCTTGGGACCGATCAAGCGGAGACTTCTGGTCTCAATCGCGGTATTTACCAATGGGCAAAATACTGGGATTCAAGCACAAACGACGTTCGCCTTTCAATGGGCACGAACGGCCTTAAGCTGTCCGGCACTAACGGCATGCGGATTTTCATCACATCGTTGACGAAACTCTGGATTCGCGTTCGCCCGACTTTCTTCATGGCTGACTCTACCACTATGGCGGTTCTGGCGCAGCTTCTCCGTGAAGCAGCTTATACAGAAACTTATGCAAATGAGTTTACGTGGGAAACTGTCAACGTAGGTGGCCGCACTCAACCACAGATGCGATTTAAGGGTGTTCCCTTTATCGACGCAGGCGAAGATGCAGCGCGTTCCGCGATTCTGCCATATACCGAGACTGAGGGCTCAGGAACTACCTGTTCTTCTGTTATCGCGGTAAATGCAAGCCCGGAAAACTTTACGGTAATTCACCGTTTCCCTGATCTGATGATGATTCGCGAGTTCGTGACATCTTCGGACCTTGATGCGATTTCTGTCCACATGCCAATGGCTTTTGAGGCGCGTCACGAACGCTCTGTAGGTCGCCTTGCTGGCATTCTGGCAGAATAAGGGGGCAATATGATATTGCAATTAGCAAGAGACAACGGCCTGATTCTTGACGCTGGCGCAGCCGCAATCACATCTGATGCGGCTGGATCTGTGGCGTATGTAGACTTAGGCTCAGATTACGACAAATTCCCGCTTTTGATAGCGCAGCTTAACATTACGGCAATTGTGACAAACGATAACGACGAGACGTACAGTCTCTCTATCCAATCGTCTGATACAACCAGCTTTACCGTGGTCCGTGGCGTTTCAACTTTGCTGCTTAGAGCATCAGACTCTACAGCGGTGGTGGGGGCATACCATTTGGCGCATATCCCGCGCGGTCGTTATGTCCGTCTGTATAATGACGTTGGTGGAACTACTCCATCTGTCACATATGGCGGCAAAGCGTACTTGAACACCTTCCCGGGGTCGTAATGAGATACCGGGCAGACATAGACACAAGCGCTTTAATCTGGAAGGTTGGCGATAAACCTGATGTCAGGGGTGTGATAACCGCTGACGAAGCTATCCCAACCCTTTTAGGTGTAACCGTTAGATTATATGCCCCATCCGGGGTGTTAGTGGAAGAGTCGATTGCTGATTATACACTGGCAACCGGGGCTTTCAAGTTTATTCTGCCCGAAGTTCTAACCGTTCGGAAACAGGGTTTAGTGTATGTGTCGGCTCTTGAAGATTCGACATATACACGAACCCTTTCCGCCGGGGTTAGTTCAAGCGGCGCATCTGACACTTTAGTCGGATCTACAGGAACACTTCAATCAGTCGGATTCGCATTGATTGAGAGTGAATGGGTCGCTTATACTATCTCTGGGTCGACAATAACCTTTACTGAGCGAGGGCTATTTAATACTACTGCAGCTTCGCATTCAGCTTCAACAGTTGTGAAGTTTGTCTCTGTTAAAGAGACCTGTCAGCCTGATTATCCTTTCATTGTGAGAGACGTAATGGAGATTTGGCAACCGATATGAGGTTGACCTACTGCACGGTTCAAGATGTCAACATCCGCGCGACGGATGAAAAACAGAAAGCATGGACTGGGTTGACTGACGATGAAAAGACGGAAATCATATTCCGCGCGACGGATGATATAAAAGCCGCGCATCAAAAACCTGATTCTGGCGGACTCCCTTGGGGGTATACTTATCTCAGGGAGTGCGCGGAGTCTCGGTGTTTGTATCTCGCCCGGGTTAAATCACTTCGAGACGTCAGAGAGCGCAGCGAGTATTTAGGGGCTGATTCAATAGACGACGGGATTCTTTCTCTGTCGTCTTTTTCTAAGGTGGGCCTTGACCCTGTTTCAGCGGGGCTCTTGTCTTCTGTGATGAAAGCGTATGGAAGCATTGAGGAGTTTTGCCGGGGATGAGAACCGCTGAGACAGTTATCAGAGAAAAGCGCCTCGCATTGCTAAAACGCATGAACGAGACTATGAAGAAATATGACCAGCTTAATGATGCTGAGTATATCCTGTCAAAAAACATCGCCGAAGTTCGCAGGGTTATAGCCAAGTATAAAGATGAGCTTACTAAACCGATGTTGCAGTTTTTCTTAGGCGACGGTAAAGAGTATTCACAGATCGATAAAATGGTTTGGGATGCTCAAAAGGAGTTTGATAAAGCCCTTTCGCAGTTTGATATTGTCCCAAAAGCCCCGCGCACCGATGCGATGCTAACCGCAATCCGCAAGGAATATACAACAAGAGTAATGGGGCAGATCAATAATACTTTTGCAGATTTAACGTCTAAGGCGGTGCAGTTTAAGACTTTGGCCAATGCCGCGCGGATTCCTTTAGTCGCCGCGGATAATGTCTCTCGGGTTTTACGTGGGGTGACTATTGACGGCGTAACCTATGACGGCACTAAAACAGAAAGGCTATGGGATATGATGACCGAGCGCTATGGTCGGTCGGATACTGTCAGATACTCCCGAAACGGTGCGGGGTATAACTTCCCCATGCGTGCTTATGTAGATATGAGAACGCAGACCACAGCGGGGGAAGTCTCCAGAATGGTGAACGCAGTCGAAGCGGCAGCTAATGACATTTACACAGGCCGGATTTCCAAGCATGGCGCGATTGACTCTTGCCGGTACTGGGAGGGTAAAATTGTATTTTATTCCGACATCGCTAAACAGACATTTTTGACCAAATACCCGCAATATGAAGCCGCGAAAGATTGGCCGACATTGCAGGAAGTAGAGAAGGACAAAACGCATATTTTCCTTCCTAATTGTAAGCATAGGGTTTTACCGTACCCTATTGATCTAATGACAGAAAAACGCGCCATGAGTGAAATTGAGGCGAACACCATGCCTGACATCCCCGATAAGATCAAGGAGCCTGAGGCCGCATGATAGTAAAGGCTTGGAAGGTCGGCGAGTCTCGCAAGGGGGATTCTCAGTTAGAATCATACGGTGAGTATGAGGTGTTTTCATGGGTTATTAAAGCCACTCAGAAAGCCGTCAAGGGTGGAGAGTTAATGGTTTATGACGCCCAAATAACATCACTCAAGGCGCTGCCTGAATCGGCTATAATTGAGATCGAATCAAAATGGTATAGAGTCGCATCCCCCGCTGTGGGGATGTTGGGGATGTATAGACAGTATCTAACGGAATCAGTGAGGCCGGACGGAGTATGAACGAGGCTAAAATTTTATCGGCGTTGCAGAGGAAATATGAAGGCGCGCTTAACGTAGCGGCTATGACTATTAACACTCTTTCTGATTCGGCGACTCCAGTATGGCGCGGCAATCTTCGTGATGCAAAATCTGTCCGCGTGAATTCATGGAATGACGTAGATGTCATCACAGGCGGGTCAGACGTTGCGGGGTATGTCGCTAAACAGTACGGATTAATAGACGGCAAAGAGTCCCCATTAAGGCACGAAGGCCAACCGGAATCAGGTTACAAAGACCTTTCACAAGGTGGGGCAAACGGCGGCGGGGCAGGGGATTCTGCGCAGTACTCAAGACAGTACAAACGCAAAAGAGAAGATGGGACTTTGCAACCGTCTGTAGCTAAATGGTATCATAGAGTGATCCAGGATGCCGAGTCTATGCATCAGGTTCTAACTGTATTTATGCAGAGGTTTAAACAATGACCATTGTTTATGATGCTCTTGTCGACGCACACGACGCGGATAATTTCCCTGTCTCTGTAGCCTATAGCCGCGATGTTTTGAATAAAGAGTCAATTGCCGCCGATGTGAAAACAAAAGGCATCGTGAGGTATATAGTCTCTGCCCCTCTGCCTATGCGTAACGATCTCAGGAATTCGACCTTAGGGGACGTAAAAGTAATCCAGCCTTGGATGTTGGTTTTTGCATCTACTGGTAAAAAATGCGTCCAAGGTTTAGAGGATTGGTTCAAAAGAGTAGGGTGTGTGATGCAGGCAGGCATTGTAGGTGTACCCCCTAATGGCCCGTGGACTTACTCCACACTATCACTGTTATCTTATACCCCCGTAGGTGATTTAGAGCAATTTGCCGAGCCTTATGGGGATGTTTACTGTATTGAGCAGTATGCGAGGATTTCAATCGCTTGAAAGGAGATTGAAAGGCAAAAGGAGTAAACATGGCTTTAGATAAAACACAGATCAAGTTTATCGAATATGACGTGTACTTTAAAGGTACGCATATCGGTTACTTGAAAAAGGACACCACTACTACAAGCCCGGGAATTCAATACCGGAAAGTCGACGATACCGCGCAATTCGTCGGGGTAGTAGCGGCAAACAAGAACGGCGCAGCACCTACCGCACAGGTTGAGATCTATCAGGCAGACTTCCCGAATATCTTCGGGGCGTTGGCTGGAGATCAGGTGTATCCGATTGTATCCGGCGCAAGCGTTGGGTATGGTATCGGTTCACGTACAATCGACCTTTTCCAAGAGGCTGGAGAGCTTCGCTACCATCCGACAGGTCGAAACCTTGACGACGTAGACGATGACATCACCTATTGGTTGGCGTTCCCGATGCTGGACCAAATCCAATTCGGTGGCAAACGAGACACAGCGCAATCTCTGGTTCTCCCGTTCCAGATTTTACCAGACGAGGATGCAGGTCTTGACCTTACTTATGGTATTTATGGTGACGCGACTATCTCTGAGGCTGACCCGGATCATGTTTTCGTTAATACCGAATACCTGAGCCGCGCGCCTCATAGACATATTTCAGCCATCACGCTGAAAAGCCATCAGGTGGTACAGTTCTATGCACACGCTGCATATTACGACGTAGTAACTGATTCGGCGGCTATCAATGAGGCTGGCAACGTCTCCGCGACGGAGTTTATCTTCAATGTCGATGGCATTGCTGACTCTTCTACGTGGACGGTCGGTAGCTATTTCCTGTGCCAATCAGAGATTTTCCGCATCACTGCGGTTACTGTAGTTTCAGCCACAGAAGTGACTGTAACGGTAAACCGTGGTCTTTTCGGGACAACTCAGGCAACACACGCGGACAACACAGCATGCGACTTGCTGGAAAACGTCTATGTGATTCCTGTCCGCCGTCGGTGTACGTGGGCAAGTTCGTCTACAGGTGACTTCACTGTGGGTAACTCTAACGCATCAGAAAACAAAGGTCTTGTGACTTGGGTGGCTGACGGTTCAGGTAACTTGACAGCGACCATCGGGGCCACTGCATCACCTGCGACGGTAGTAACAACTACGGTCTAATGAAGGTCGGACGGTTTACAGTCAAAAGCCGCGTTTCACTGGAAATTATGAACCAGTGCGACGCGGCGCGCCAAGCGGCTATCGCTTCCAAAACAGAAGCGGAGGCCGTTGGACACTTGAAAAAAATCGTCCGCCTTTTGTGCACAAAGTGGAGTTCTCTTGTAGTATTCAAAAGAGACCTCCGCCGGGTGGACAAAATACTTTTGGCTGCGGGATTCAACGGGGAAAAGTCTGATAAGGAATATGACCCCGATTGGTTGGTGAACCTCACGTCATGGTTTTCGGCTCACCTGGGCGGGCTTCTTGCCTATGACATAGGATGTGGGATGACTCCCAAAGAGGCGGAGAGGACGGCCAAAGAGATCGGTCGTAAACGCCTACAAGACGCTCTCAGAATGGTGCAGATTAAAATCAGCCCCGAAACTATGCTCCAAGATATAGAGCAAGAACTAAAAAGGCTGACCGATAACGAGAAAGAAGAGACCGCAGTTATTGAGAACGTAAAATCATTTAGTATCTCAGCGGGACTGCGGAGGGCCTACCAGGCATGAAAGTTTTATACCTCCGCGCACTAATCCTAATCCTTGTGATTCTCCGCCTGCCGTGGACTATAGCAAGGTTGTTTCGTGCATATCATTATGCGCTGTGGATTGACCGTAGAGTCACGCATGACGGGGTAGTCACTCTGTCTTTAGAATCCGGCGATAGGATTTCATATATACGTGGTTCGGGGTTGAACCTTTGGAAATTCTGGAGGGCTTTCCGTGATCGTCGATGAGTTAATCCTAAAACTACAAGCCGACCTCGCGGACGTAAAGAAAGGTCTTGCGCAGGTCAAAGTCGATGCGGAGAAAACTGGTAAGGAAGCCGGTGCCAACATGGGCAAGGCGGCAGGGACTTCCTTTGGGGATGTCTTTAAGAAAGGCGAAGTCAACGCCAAGAAAGGCGGGGAAAGTCTCGGGCATGCCGCTGGCAAGGGTTTTGACACAGGGCTAAAAGATAACGTCAAGAAGACCCTCGACGATGTGAAGAAGGAGTCAGAGGGCGCGAGTTCGTCGCTGTCTGGAATCTTTGGGAAGGTTGGCGGTGCTATCGCGGGCGCGTTCGCGCTGGATAAGGTTGTCGGGTTCTTCAAGGACTCGATGAAATACGCCTCCGAAATGCAGGAGGAAATGGGCGGGGTCTCGAAAGAAGCCAGAGAGATAAACGAAGATTTCGAAAAGCTCTCAAAGAACGGCTTGGGCTTTTGGAACACCGTCAAGCTTGCGGTCGGCACCGCTCTCAATGCCATTGTCACAAACCTCAAGGCGCTCGCCGTTGCTTTTGCTGATGCCTTCAGTGGGAAAAGCGTAGAGCGGACGGTTGAGTTGTACCATCGCGAGCGCGAAAGCCTTAAATCACTCGGCGACGAGATGACAAAGCTGTCGTCCATAAACAAGAGAACCGCCGAAGAAGAACTCAAGCTCATAAACCTGAAAGAGCAGCTCAGTGACCGAGCAAAAAAGCTTGGCCTTGATTATGAAGAGCTCGCAAGGTCTGGCAAGTCATGGTTGCAGATCCTTGAAGAAACAGAGAAAAAAAGCAAGCTGAATGCTCAGGCAGACTTAACAACCCCCTTGCTTAGATCTATAAATAGAGTTGATATGCTCAAAGCTGGCATTGCTCAGCAGCAACAAATCTTAGACCAGCTAAAATCTAATCCGGGGATGGCGAGCACGACAGGCGCCAACATTGCGCAACTTGAAAAAGCCCTGCTAAGAAGCCGCAGAGACTTAGACAACGAAGAGGCTAATGTCCGCAGAATCAACGCCCAGATTGATAATATAGACAAACCGCAAAAACCAGAGGCGGGAAAGACTTCTGGAGGCGGCGGTGGCGTAGAAGAGCGCGGAAACGAAGCGCGCTTTCTCGACTCAGCCCTACGATTAAAAACAATCCAAAATGACCTTGAATTCACAATCAGGAAGGCTGAACAAGCGTTCAGAAAAGGGAAAATCGATCAGGCGGAATTTGAGCGCATCGCCGGTAAAAATGGCGTTGGCGGAACCGCGAGAGAAGAGGCGCGCCAAGCTACCGAGTTTGAACTCGGCTCACTTCGCCAAGGCTACGCGCAATTCATCGAAGACAACCACGCGGCGAAGATGGAAGCCATTAAGGCCGAAGCAGATAACGCGCGTCGCCTGAGTAATAATCTCCTTGAGGCAGAATTAGAGAATGCATGGGGGAACGAAGAAGAACTCCAAGAACTGAGGGAGGCCAACGCAAAGCGGCTGGCAGAGATAGACAAAGCGGAAGTACGAAAGACGGCCACTCAGTACGCACAATCATTCCAGCAGACCATGCAGGCCGCACAGGCCACAACTACTGGCATTGCCCAACTCGCCAAGGCCAAGGACATCGGGTCTTCACTCTCCGCACAGGGTAACGTCCTACAGGGCATTTCGGGTTTCAAAGACCTCGCCCCGTCATTGGGCGTCCTCGGGCCCATCGGCGCCGGCATCGGGGCGCTGGGTGGGATTGCTTCGACTCTCTCTGGACTCTTTGGCAAGTCAGACGAGGAAAGGGCAAGGGAAGCGGCAGAGGCTCAGCGGGTACGCGAAGAACAGCTTAAGATTTTAGAGCTACAGGCTAACTACCAAAAGAACATGCTTGCGCTCCAAGAGGCAGCGGCTAAACTCCCCTTTGAAAACCTGCAAAGACAGTTACGCCTGATAGACATTGAGTCACAGCAAGACATCTTGAGAGGCGGTGACGCTACCGCGATAGAGACAGCAAGACTCCAACGCAGACAGACAGCTATCCAAGGCACTTTGACATCACAGTCAAGCGCCATCAGTGGCGGGCAGTTATTCGCCGGGACAGGTTCAAGCCCTGAGCAGTTAATAGGGTTTCTCTCTGAGAGAGGCGCGCAATCTTTAGCCGTTCAACAGTTTGTTGCCGGGTTTAATAGTATAAGTTCAGATATAGTTAACCACGCCGTAGGGGATGCTCAGATATCCGCGCTTTATAGCTATAGAGGGAAAGTCCCTGACGCTTTATTAAGTATCCTCGATGATTATAATGCAAAACGCGAGGCGTTAAAGTCTCAATTTAATGCAGCATTGCAAAATTTAAGGGGCTACGGGACAGCCACGGTACAGGATTACGAGACTGTTAATAGAATCGCAAACACTACCGCACCCGCTTCATTGGCGGCGGCTATCGGCGCTGTTAATACCATAGGTTCTGAAATATCAGCAGATACAGGCATTGCCGAAAACCTGCTTTCTACACTCGAACAGTCCTTAGCCAATCAAAAACAGATTCAGGATAACACAAAGAAAACCGCCGACAACACCGCGAAGGCTCTCGAATTACGCCCCGACCGGGAGCGGTCATTCATCGACGTGGGCCTCGGCTTTATCCAGTCTCTCGGTCAAAGAATCAGCCCCTCAGCTATAGGGATAGCACAAGGGATAGCGCGGCAGAATCTCACCCTGCCAACTTCAATAGGCACCGCCACCGCTACAAGCTCCCTTGCGCGAACACTACAAGAAAGAATGGCCGACGCCATGGAAATCCAAGTAGCACAAGGCGAGCGGGCAAACCAATTACTCGACGGCATTCTGAGAGCGACTATCGAACTTTACAGAGTCATGGACGGCAACCCCGGCACCGTTTCAACCTTCGATGATGCAGCGGCCACGGCGTATCTTGCAGACCGTAAACGGAGGGCTTACTAATGGATGAG